TGAATAACCAAAAAGATCTCCTAATGTTGCTCCTGTCTGAATTGTTCCTCCAGTCAAGTCACAACCTTTAGTTAAACCTGCTACCAAAGCTTCACCGTTTGTAGTCCAAACGATTACAACAGGACGGCCATAAGCCAAAAGTTTTAACTGCGTGGTCATCTCTGGTGTTAATTTTTTCAAATTAAGAGTGAGGTCTTGTTGGAAGAAAGTTGTACCGTTATCTCGGCTTGAGTTAACTTGCTCATTGTAAGCACTATTGCCTTTAAGCTGGTATTGATAGACAACAGAAGCTGAAGGGAATGAAGTAACCTGTCCATTACCGTCTATTGTAAAGGTTGGGTTGGCTGATGATGAAGGGTAGTTTAAAAAATAAACTCCTTGCAAACCACCTACTGATTCCTTGCAAACTTCTTGTCTGCCTAATGATAGATTGCACGCCATAGTGTTTGTTTTGTTTTTTAAAAGTTATTAATTACTAATTAGTATGCTCCGTAGTAAACTACATCAGAATTTATGCCTACGACTGTTGCGGCTGTATAACGCATTATAATTCTAAAATTTTGACTTCCATCAATATTCGCCATATCCAAGACTCTTACTTCATTATAATCCGAGAGGAGGCCAGTGCCAAAGTGTAAATTGGAACGCTGTGCCGCGATAATTTTGTCATCACCTAAACCAGGGCATAATACGATTTCAATACCATTGAAGTTGAATGGTTTCTCACCAACGTTCATTTGTGCATTGTAGCCTGATTGTGAAGATGTTCCGGAAAGGGCTTGTTGATAAGCTTTTGCAACTTTAGGTCCTACATAAATCAGTAAATCTTCTTTACCATAAACTGCTGATGGGATAGTGTTTACAACTGAATTCAACTTATCTAATACGTTAGCAGAAGTTACTGAACCAGAGATAATTGTAGAGCCAGATAATGCTGCTAATACACCAGTACCTGCTGCAATTGATGAAGAAAGTGCATTTTGGAATCCACCAAATTCACCATTAGTTGAGTTGTTACCTTGCCAGATTGAAATTTCAGTATTCTGGGCAACTATTCCGCCTATGTACGAAATTAAAAAATCCTGGAAATTCCTAGGTATAGAATCGAAAGCTGAAAAACCTAATTGTAATGCTTCCCATGACTGTACAAAGTTTTGTTTGCAAAGTTCCAAGTTTACTTGTAACTCTTTTGGAGTCAATACAGCTTCAGTTAAAGTAACTGAGCCAGATGTAACGAAGTTACAAGATGCATCTTGTGTGATACCTGCAACTGCTACTTTTTGGATAACCTCTTTGTATTTTACGTTCGGATGGATCGTAACATACTTGTTATCGAGTGTTTTTGCTGAAAGAAGCGCAGCAGCTATATAAGATCCTGCAAATTCGCCGGCATACGTGCTGGTGATGCTTGGTTCAGTGAATTTTTGTAATTTTTTCATTTTACTTAAAAATTTTTTTTTGTTAATAAATTATTTATAAAGTTTAGATAAGAAACTATCTTGATAATCTCCTACCTTATTTTTTGAACTATATTTTGAAGAAAGATTAACTCTTTGTTCAGGTTCTACCGGAGCACCATCTAATTTTGGTAATTCTTCTTCATCTTCTTCAGGATCTACTTCACTCATCTTTATACTGGATGGAAGGAGTGAGCTCACCTCTTGTCCTTCTTTTGGAAAAGCAGATTCCATTTTCTCCTCTAAACTCCTAATTTTCTTTTCTAATTCTTCAATACGATAAGAAAGTTTGATTACTGGTTCATCTTTTTGTGAAGGTTCACGCACTTCGTTTGCATCAGATTCTGAAGTAGTATTAGGGAGAGATTTAGCTTCTTCGATTGATACATCAGCCATCTTTTCTTCATCCTTTTCCTCATCTTCCTCTTCTTCCTTCATTTTCTTTTCCTTTTCTTCTTCCATTTTCTTTTCCTTTTCTTCCTCTTCGGATTCACCTAATTCAACGTTTTCTCTTTCAGTAATCACACCATCTTTGGTGATGATTTTGATAATAACTTCGTCTCCTTCAGTATCTCTTAATGCGATTTCATGTTCTCCATCAGGTGCAGGAGTTTTAGTTCCATCTTCTGAAACTACTTCTACTTTTTCACCAACATCAAATGAGGGTGATTGTAAGATTGCACCATCTCTGGTTTTTGCTTCTACCAATTCTAAACTCTTTTCTTCATAAGAAAGGAGGGTAGCAATTTTTGCTATTACAGATTTTGCGTTCATATATACAATGGTTTTTATTTTTTAACACCACTTTTTTGTAAAGTTGTTATTTTTTTTTGATATCTTCATACCAACGTTCACCATAGGAATTGAATTGTTCATCGAATGGATAACTATCCCAACCAAGTTTGGGCCATTTCATACAATTACATTCTTTTGGAAATGGTAAAAAGGCCTGTGGGGTTATATCCTTCGAAATATCGAACACCTCCTTCCAATGAGGTGAATCATCATATAAATATTCTTTTGGGTTTATAATGAATCTATTGATTTCTGGTAGGATTCTTGCACAATAGTGTGAACCAATGTAAGTTTCTACTCTTACAAATTCGTTATACCAATGTGATAATTCGAATCGGTCCTTAATCCGAATAAGGCCTTCTAAATTTCTTTGTTCTAATGGTATATCGAAAAGGTTTTGTAAATCCCCCTTTTTACCCCAAAAGTAATGGTCTTTCGGATGAAAGAGTAGATGTGGATATATCCCTCCACATAATATTTTACAACTTCTATGGGTGAGAAAGAAATCCCACATCTTCCAAATTGATTCAGTATCGTAAAGTTGATCAGTTCTGAACTTAGCACAATAATGGGTTTGGACTTCCCTCACCCCATTAAGTGAAGAAACGATTTGATAATTGGTATTATTTGTTCCTGGTGTTGGTGGGTATTCAGAACGTATTTGTTTTACCCTATTTGAATGTGTAACGAATATTTCATCATCTACCCAATTTGAAAGTATAACCCGGTTTACAAATGGGAATGAAAGAAATCTTTGTACTATATATTTTGTGATATGGGAGATTGGGCCTTGTAATACAATATCTATTTTCTCTTCTGATTCGGTTCTATCCCAAAGGGTTAGATTCCTTTTTATCGCATCTAAATATGGTTTTGGAAGTGAACTATCCCTTAATTCTAAATGGATACCCAATGATTCTTCCGCCTTTCCTATCCACCAACCACTAACTCCCATTTGAAAACGAAAATGTTCGATGGTTGGAATCTCTACATCTAGTAGAGGTCTTGTCTCATTTGGTGATTCCAAACCTTTTTTGGCCCACATATAACATTCTGTCCAACTCCCCTCTTCTTCAAATAATTTAGAAAGAAGAAGATACCCTTCACCTCTATGGGGAAAATCGGTAACACATCGAAAAAGAGAATCTTTGACATGAGTCCTTCGATTACCCATTTTCCAAATGGATAAAGAAGTATGTATCAATCCATCATATCTTTCTTCATCATTTCCGTATTCTACTAACCTTGTCCAAAATGATAGAGAACCCGCCCAATCACCTCTCTTCCAATACCACTCAGCTAAATTCTTAATACCAAACGTATCAGTTGGATTGTTTATGTAATGGATTAATTCCTTCATAACAAATGGTTTTAAAAACTTCTATTGGGACTTCTAATAGGTAAGCAGAATTATCTGAATAACCAAATGTTATCCATATCTTATCCCTATATTGTGTGATACCTGAACAAAATTCAATTCTACCTCCCATAAAATGAAATGGTTCAGTTCGATGAATAACGTTCCAATCCGTATCCATCACTACTATTCGGTGTCTATATATTGCATCTTTGTAACCTCTCATATCTCTCCAATAATCGGTTTCGTGTACAATACAAATTCTGTGTTCACCAAAGGGGATGACTTGAGAGCCACCCCTCATATCTTTTCCATTAAAGACCTTCTCTCCTATGTGTACACATTCGGTATCACCATTTATATTTATTTTTACTACTTCTACTGGGTCCATCCATTTAACGTAATGATAAGGTAAATCCGTTACAGGCATCCAATTCTTTTCACAATATGTACTATCCCCATTTGGTGCTGGTATTCTGAATCTCGATACTTCCTTTCCATTACGGATTTCTGATAATTCCATTCTACCTATACCAGTTGTTTCAGTATCTCTTCTTACACCACTCAAAAAGAGTTTATCATCCCAATAGGTTAGGCGGCAATCTTCTAAACCAACAAATTCCCAAAGTGGAGTGGTATCAAATACACTTGTATCAATCTTTTTGACTCCCTCTAATCCTCTCCTCCAACTTCCTAACCAATTAGTAGTTGTTAAAGTTATATCCGTTTCTGGATTTAAATAAATCAATCCTCCCCAACGGCTTTCCCATTCGGAAGTGGTATGAAGAAGTGCATACTGACAATGACGGATATTAATTATCAGTTCATCACCTACATTAAGAATTGAAGGATTAAAAAGACCACCATTAGAATCGGTTTTGAATTGTAGTGGATGTATATTACCACCCCTTTCAATAATGAATTGAGTAAAAGATTTTGCCATTTTAAAGTTTCTCCATATAAGTATTAACAATTCACTACATCAGTTCCATCTGAATACACTGTAATACCTACATCCATATCCTGATTATAACCAGTTATTGTAGCTGTACAACTATCTTGTGAGTTTGGAGGACAAGTAGAAGAATCAGGATTTACATGAATAAAAACCTGTTCATTATCAGAATCTCTTTCTGCTTTGATATAAAATGTACCAGGTAAAGCTATTGTACTTAATTCTGTACAAACGGTTGATGAAAGTGGGCCTGCTAAAAAATTCCAGTTAGTATTATCATCAGAGTAGTAAAGCATGTATTCGTTTGGAGAAATTGTATCACCTGCCTTAGAATAGAATGTAATATTAAATTCAGATACAGGTGGAAAAAGTGTAATATCAAATGTTGGCCAACTATTCGAACTTTGTATTGCATCTATGCTTAGGTACACTTTACTACCATAAGCTGCATTATATGTGTAAGTAAAGTATCCACTTGTCCCTGTGTTTATTAGACCTGTTGAAAGAAGAAGTCCTCCGGCACCTCCAACATAACCACCAACATCATTCCAAGGATATCCATAATCAATCGCAACACTTGCTCCGAATGCAGAAGATTTATTAATGGTAATATCATATTCAACTTGTCCACTCGAAGTTCCTAAATCAATTATATAAAAATCACCATAAGGAGATGTAAATCTTGTCCTATTACCCAAATCAGGAACTGATGCGGTTGCTGTAAGGAATTGAGAATGGTCATAAGAATACCATTCACTCACAGTATTTGGTTGTGTAATGTTTGGACGAAAAGTTGAAGTCATATTAATAGGTGGATATTGTATTCCCGTATAACTACCTGTTGTCCATGCAGCCCTTGCTGCTGAATACGAACTTCTACCAGTAGTTTGAGTTTCGGTTCTTATATCACCATAACTTAAAGGTCCACTTGCAGGTAAACTCATATTATCCTATTTTTTCGTCTAATTCTTTAATTGCTTCTACTATAACACCAATTAATCTCGCATAATCTAATTGTAGGTATCCCTCGTGATCTTTTCGTATCAATTCTGGAAATATATCACCCACTTGTTGAGCTATCAATCCAATGGTAGGTGTTGATTTTGTAGTTTCTCTTGCATTATCATTCCAATCCCATTTTACACCACTTAACTTTTTAATACTTTCTAATGCATTTTTAATTGGAACAATATTATCTTTTAATCTTTCATCAGATGATTGAAATGCTGATATATCACCAGTTGCAGTTATTGCTCCCGTAACAGCTAATGTAGAACCATCAAAGGTCATATTAGCTTCCGCATTTATTTCAGTTGATGATACTGATGTGATTACTCTATTGTTTGCAGCGTTTGTATATGTTGTAATACCTGCACTAGCTCCAGTTGTACCTTGTGCTCCTGTTGTACCTTGCGAACCAGTTGTTCCTTGACTTCCAGTTGTTCCTTGCG